TTCAAAGCGATGTGAGTATTGTCAGTGACAACAATAGAGGTCATAATGGTCGGGCCCGACACCACAGTGGTGTCGGTCCCGGTGGCCAAAGTGGCTCCATTCGTCAACGATGTGTTGGTGAACAATTGGGTGGCGAACAGGGCCTGCTGGGGCTCTTTCAATTCCACCTCGTAGTCCACGATGAGATCATACAAAGGTATGGCAGCACTAATAGTGCCGCCCGATATGGAATCAGACATCAAGATAACCTGCCCTTGATCAACTAGTTTGTTATCAGCAGCGACATGGGTGCCAGTGAAACGGAACACATTATCACATTTAACGTCAATAACAGCGACCTCCCAAGGCATATTTTCAGCATGATTAGATAGGGCGTAAAACTCTTGACGGCTACCAGGTGCGGGATCGGAGGAATCATAGTCGAACCCAACCCCAATTCGGCCACTAAAACTAGTGGCAATGAGGGGGACAAGGGTAAATTTGAGCCGGCTGAACCGGTATTTCTCATAATTGACGGCCATCGTGGACAACCAGGGGAATATGGATGCCAACCCAGGGTTTGCCCGCAACCCGTAGCAGCGGAAAGCTGTCACGTTTGAAGTTGGGGTCCCAGAAAGTATAGCTCCAAGCATTTCACTGTGACGGATGACCACCCCATCACCACGAATGGACATGTTGGGTTTCGACTGCTTCCTTATATTACGCGATATGGACACCGGTGCGTAAGACACGCCCCCCAAATTCGCAGCACCCCCGCGGGATACCTGCGTTTCCTTCATGCGACCTAGAGGCATGTTTCTGACGATGTTCTTAGCTGCAACACCAGCAAACCCTGAGTCAACAACCTGCTTGGCTGTTTTCTTAACGGTTTTAAGGGAATATGAACCAAGTTTCTTGATGATCTTCTTGATCTCAAACACAACAGCTGCTTTTTGTTGTTTGCCTAGCCCTGGAGCGACCGAATCAACAGCCGAATGCACAATACTGTGCAAAGCGGAATCAGCGGAGGCGGACAATTTGGCGGGCGTATAGGCAGCTACACGACGTAGGTTGAGAGACATATGGCAAAGTAAGTTAGTATGGGATCCCACAACATAGTGGGACTGTTCACTTGAGTTCCAATGGTGGACGGTGCAGTCTCTTGGCATCTATATCAGCCCATCAAATTGGTTTTGGTCCATTAGCTCAAGCCCCAGATAAAGGGTGGATTTAACGTGGTTACCTTTTTCCACAAAACAGACTCACACACAGTCCTCCGGCTCCGCGAAAATTCCGCGCGGAGCGAAAGGAATTGTTAGTAACGTGTTAGTTTCCAACGACAATCGGTCATAGTATTTTTCAAGTTCCACCTGTTCGTCAGGGGTCACCCCCCAGGCACAGTAAAAACTGGCTCGAGATTCGGGGGTGGGATCACGGGCAACTCGTTTGCCACTGAGACCAACTTGTCTCATAAACCAAGGGAGAACATCGTCAACATTAGACAGCGTCCGTTGTTGCCGCCTCCACTTGGAATACCATGTTTTACTGCCGCACCTTTGGTACATGGAGTAGAAGCTGTTGAAGACAGGCATCCCACCAGCCAGGGCTATACCACCCTTCCCCACTGCATCAAGCCACGCAGTGTAAGTAGGAAAATAATCAGTATTCTTAAGGTAAACGCTATCTTTAGCTATGGCGGTGAGGGGGTTCCTGCACATGGTGTATTTCACACCATCGAACACGGGTCTACACTGGCAAAACTCGATCTCCTCCATAGACATGGAGGGAGCTTCGATAGCCATGTTGAACCCGAGCTCAAGGAACCAATCGAACAAACCATCCCCGAACCTGGCAAGATCGCGCTTCTCCATAAAGACGACACAGTCGTCGCCATTGTTGGCGAGCTG